AAACTAATTACCGCGCTGTTTTGCAAAATCTCTGCAAAAGCATTAAGATAATCCGTTATTGGATAATCATCAACGTGTTCAGGTTCCACAAAACAACACAGTGCCATTATTTCAAGGGTTTCATCAGGATATTGTTCGAGCGCGGCATCTAAGATCGCGTTCATGTTTTCAAGTGCTTGCTTTTCAGAAAGAATTTTATTTCCACGGAAAATTTCTTCTTTTTGCTCCTGAGTGGCATCAGGTGGAACAGTTGTAAACTTTGGAATGCGTTTTCTGATATTGATAATGTCAGTATCTTTCATCCATTTTTCCGCCGACTTTCTAAGGCGATTTGTCTGTCTTAAAAATTCGGAAGGTTTGCAATTGGCAATAGTTTTCATTTATTTACTCCTGCGGTTCAATATCATAAAACTCCATGGGCATAGTATCCTGATGCGCAATAGAAACATGCCCGGTAATAGTCATTTGATTCGTGCCTTTACCATTTTTAGAACTCTGAATATTAAGTCCTCCGGTAGAAAGAGCATTGAGCAGTTTTACAGCAAATGCACCGCCGTTTGCTTTATCTCCAACCCACCAAAGATCTTTATAATCAGTAAGCTGAACATTTCTGCGTGGCACAATCTTCGTGTATCCTGCTGTATTTTGCCCTGCCGCAACAGTCGTACTTTCAGATGCGCCAAGCGCCCATGCAACATTTGTCGCATTAAACTTAATGGAAGTAAATGCCATTGCGCAGTCCCATCCATCAAGATGCTTGAACTCCATCATGTTATTTGGAACGTTATCTACATCCTCACCGAAATCAGAGTAAGTCGGCGTACAGGTTGGATTAATTCCGCCAGTAGTTGTAGCGATAATATCATCGTCGTTTGGCGCGGTATAAGGATTTGCAGGATCAAAAGAAGAAAGCAGGACGCCAGCATCGAGCTGTAAAGTATCAAAAGCGTCCTCAGAAACTTTAGTATAAAGTCCCATGATTAAATCCTCCTTTAATTACTTAAAAATTCAGCATTCAAATTAAAGTAAATTCTTCTTATCATGTCATCGGCCGGATCTGACATTCTCTGATAAAAAGGAACCCCTTTAGTAATATATAAATGCCCTCGATTATCTATATCAGAGATATAATAACCTCTTCTATTCACTGTTTCTGCAATTTCATCGGCTTTCTTAGTGATTTCTTTCCATGAGGTCGATCTATACCATACAGACCCTATCATATTTATTAAATCATCTAAGGAACCAACACTGACCTCATATGTTATATAAGGCATTACAGCATCGTCAGGAACGGTGTTTTCGTCATATGCTTCAAGTCCAAACTGAGACCAAAAAGCATGGATCGCTTGAGATTTATCCATTATTAGTAGGAAGTTCCCATTCTTCGGCCGTCACTTGTCTCATGTCAAGAATCGCACTCTTTGGAGTATATTTATCATCCCCATCAGAAGTAACTCTAAAAATTTTTCCATCCCTTAATCTTTTAAAAACTTCATGATATTCAAGAGTAATTTTTCTTTCTGTCGTAACAGTGTAAAGACTGCGTACTCCTTCAGCTTCTGCTCTTCTTGCTTCAATTGAAGTATCAAATACTATTGCAGCATCGAACTCGAAATCACTTTCTTGCCATACGTCATCTCTTCCACCATATCCGTCTGGCACAGTAGTTTTATTTAACATGACGCATTTTTCCATTGCGTCCAATAACAAACTCATGATATTTTCCTCCAATGATTTAAACGAGATCTGAAAATCCCAGTCCAATCAGAAGCAGCATTACCATCGCCAGACTGACCCCCTGAAGATTTTTTACTATAAGAATATCCCCCAAATGATTCAGATTGATATGGACTGGAGGCTTGATCGCCATATTTAGCAATCCAGTCGTCTATCTCATCCGAAAGGGCTATGACCGCAGGAGGTACGGCCATAGCCCAAACTTCGCCCACAAATGTTTCATCTTGGAGAGTGCCAGTTCCAAATTTGTGGACCCCGTCATTAAATATAGAACCAATAATCTTAAAATATTGGTCATTTTGAAGAAAGCTGACGTTAAGTGATCCATTAGAGATGCTGAAACTTCCTTTATGAACTTCTTTCACAAAATAATTATGAACAAAATCTAAAATCTGCTCCAGCATCTCATCACCTCATTTAGTTTCAGTTACATTTGCAATCCACAGGGAATCAGGATTGTAAAGAACAGGCATATACAGGGCCGAAGCCTTAGTCCACAGCACATGGGGATCCTGCTCAAACCACTGGCTCACCCAAACATAAGGAGAAACACCAGATGCTCCAACTTTAATTTCAAAGTCATCTGCCTCAGGCGGATTTCCCCAAAGACCGGTTCCAAGCTTTCCACCCGGATTAGAAGCAAAGAATGTAACTTTATCAGACGGGAAGTATCTAGCAGAAGTAACCACTGGACGACCGTTTGCACCGATAGTAGCACTCTTACCATAAGTAAGATCATTGGTTACAATCTGAGTGATCCCAAACTCTTCCTCAAGATATGCCTTAAGAGCAGAGTTCTTAATCAGCTGACCCGCACCGATGTTACCATTAATTAGCGTCTGAAGACCCGCGTTATTTCTCATCTTCGTAAGATTTCTCTTAGAAGTCATGATGCCGGTAATAGTGACACCAACTGCTTCAGCCGCATCAAGAATGTCTTGAATCTGAGAAGCAAGGTCATCAGTCGCTCCTGCACCAACGTCGAAAGTCAGACCCTTATGAGAAGCCGGAACGCCGTAGTCAACCGTAAGATCAAGATCATTCTCCTTGATGGTTACCTGGCCAGTAGCCATCAGCTCGTTCTTTGCAACCTTAGAACGAGTGAAAACCTGCTCAGCGAGACGGATACCATCATTCAGAACATAGTCATAAAGAGCATTCCCCTGAACACCTCTTCCAGTAAGCGCTCTCAGTCTCTCAGACTGATTAATCTTGACCTTAATAAGGCCCTTTTCAATATTCTTAGTATCAATCGGAATTCTAAAGGTCTTCTGAGATTCAGTATCAAACGCATGGAACTGCGCCATCATAGGAATCTGGTACTCAGCCGCAATATTCTCCCATTCAGCCACAAGGTTATCAGTCTTAAGATCGCCAAACAGGCCGTCAATAGGATCATTCTGACGAGTAACATTAAAACCGACATCAATCCACTCAGACCGTGGAATCATCCCAAAAATATTTTGCTCCCAATTTACATTAGGCATAGGATCACCTCCTTATTAGTACGGCCGAGTAACGGTCGGAACAGCAGTAACAAAAGTAAAACCAAGTGCCTTAAGGGCAGTTTCCGCCGTAGCGGCAAGAGCGACAGGAAGACGATCTTTATAAACTTCACCCTTAGTGACTACAGAACCAGGCATAGCGCCAGAAGTTACATCTACATCTTCATAAATGATACCAATTGCATTCGCATCATTAGACGGAAACACAGTTCCCATTTTCACATACTTAGTTCCATCTGCCGCAGTAGTAGCAAGAGACTGCGGAATTGTTTTAGTAAATCTAGAACAATCCTCGTTATTAACGAGGAACCAACCTGGAGCATATGTCTGCCCCTGATGTCCTGCGCCAATAAAAGACATTTTTTATTCCTCCTTACTTTTTCCAAAGAGTCCGTTATGATACTGATTTGCAAGCTGAGCTGCCCTCCCAAGTGACTCGGGTTTCTTCCCTCCTGGCGGAGTTTCTGGGCCGGCTCCTCTTGTATCTTTGCTGGCGATAAATCCACTCCAATCTTTCTTGATCGCTTCATTCAGTTTATCAGAATCGGCCAAGGTGCCGTCTTCATTAAGTTTCATTGCACTGAAATCCGTGACCTTCAGGATTGAGTCGTGATGATTCTCACCGACATTGGCATCCTTAAGCAGTTTTCTATACGCAGCCTTGATTTTAGCTTTGGTCTCTTTATCGGAAACGTCTTTCTTGTAGTCATCAAAGGCCTTATGTTCCTTCTCGTACTTATCTTTCCAATCGTCAGACCCTGCTTTCAGATCGTCCAGCTCCTTTTGGACATCAGGCAGTTTTTCTGCATCAGCTTTGTACTTGTCTCTGTCTTTCTTGATCCCATCAACTGTATCAGTATGTGCTTCAATAATTGCGCTCATCTGATCATCAGTAAGACCAAGTCCTTTGAGAAACGCTCTTGTTAATGCCATAAATTTACTCTCCTTTTCTTCGGGGCTGTTCTTCGCCTTTGAGTTTTATCAGGTAAGATTCTTTATACCTTCTAATAAGAATTGTATCATGAAATTTGAGCTCTGTAAATACTGCACAATAAATTAATGGAAATTTTGTGCAACATTCAAATACGAAAACTACAAAAATAAGTGTACAAACCAAAGGTTATTTGATAGAATAATAATGTAAGCTAAATCAAATCTACTTAAAAGGAGAAAATAAAATGGCAAATGCAAGATTCACCCTTAACAGAAAGCTGTTCACTCGTTGGAACGAAGAAGATTTTTCTGATGACGGCACAAAGTTTAGAATGTACCTGTACAAAGGTAGATTACCTATCTCTCAGACTTCTTGGAACGGATCGACTTTCACTTGTATTCGTCTCGATTATCTCGGTCTTTCTTACCATGATTACAAAGAAGATTTGTCGATAATGGATGAATTCAATGGAATTGAGATCGAGCATGCGGATAAAGAGAAATTTATAGCAAACTGTGAATACATCCTTAATAAATATCTTGCATAATTAAAAATAATAAAAACGCCTGAGCGGTTAAGCTCAGGCGTTTTTTAATTCACTTTCTATGATGGCTTTGTATTCAGGCAAATGATTCTGTATTGCATCTCTAAGAAAATGTTTTGCTTTGATTCCTTTGCCTTGCTTAAGACCCTTAGAAGGAGGAGCTTCAAAAGATTCCCATTCAGGAGGAAGACCTTCAAATCCTCCCAATGTTCCAAGTTCGACAAATGGAGCATATTCGACATTAGTTCCAATCGCAACGCCTACCCCACCTTTTTCTTTCTCTACTTGAAAAGTAATAGAATTTCGAAGAGTTCCTCCTCGATAACCTTTAATGCCTGTGCTTTTGACAGTTCCTACAGGACATTGAGCCTTAGCATATTTTTCAGCTTTAATTCCAATCATGGTAAGAATTTTTTCACCTTGATCAGCAAGAGAAGACAGCACCTCTTTACTGTTGTCTTTTGTGATTTCAATTCCTCCAACACTTCCACTAAGTCCGGCCATTACTCAATCACCTCCTGATCTTTAACCCAATAATCACAAGGAGCTTCATCAAATAATATCTCATGAGGCTTTGAATTTGGATACACAAAAATATCGCAATTCGCTTTAGTTACACCAACAGCAATGGTCTTGTTTCCTATGTCAATAGTAGTCTTATCTCTAAATGCACAGTCATGACAGAAAATCTCATTTGGATTTGGCGTTTGACATTTCATTGGCGAAAACTCGCGTTTCTTCATAGTTGCCCTCCTATAGACTTTTTGTTTTTATTATATCACGTACAATAAAATCTGTACATATTATTTTTTATGTCTAGTCTTGCCCGCATTAAAAGTGTCTTCATCTCCAAACTTAAAATAATCCGGCTGAGCTGCCACTTCCATTTCAACTGTGATCTGACTTCCTGATTTTGTTACATTCGTTATTCTGAATTCAGTACCTCTCTGAAGAATGATTTCAGCTTCGCCGCCGACGCCACTATACGCTTGGCCTTTTTTATAAAGCTGGGCACCATGGATGGTATTTCCAAAATAAGATTGAGGTTCGGCATAAATTGCATGAGTACCTTTTGGGGCATAAATTTTATAAGCGACTTCTCCTCCGAATCCGGTACCAGATGCTATGCCAGTCGAAGTAAAGGCATGGTTCTGAATCACTTGTCCTTCAAGCGCTTTTTTAATTTCGCTTTCAGACTTATTCAAAATGTCTTTAGCTTGATTAAATGAAAATAAATCACCTTCAATCATTCCGGCAAAACCATTTTTATCTGATCCTCTGACAAGTTTTACTCCTTCAGGCAAAGCACTCTTTTCAATTGCTTTAGTGGTATCAGTAATTGCTTTATGATATGTAGCATGGCCGTTCTTACCATATTTACTAAAGATAGAAGGCAGACTTCTCCAAGAATCTTCATGTCCCCAGTCTGTCTTATCAAGACCTATAAAGTCAGACCTAGACCAGCCATCATGATAACCTGAAAGAGATTTGTTCATGGGATTAGAATTTCTAGTATATTCCCAAATGCCATATTTTTCTTCATCACTTAAATCATCCCATATAGAATCAAGGTATTTACGATGAAAATCATCGGCTTGTTTTCTGCTAGTAAAATTATGGGCTGCCTTTTTGGTCTTTTCATCGAACGCATCGGCGCTAAAAATTTTTCCAGTTGCTTTTATCTGAGGTTTAGGACTTAAATCTGCGACTTTCTGTTTTGCGTCTTCGAGATTTTTAAGAAGATCAGAATATGCTTGGCCATTAGCTTCAAACTCCTCAAGATCTTTAAGAAAATCTTTTAAAATATCTGCTTTAGCTGTCCAACCATTTGCTTCAGCTTTAGCGATTTGATCTATATAATATTGTTTCTTAGCTGGTATACCGGCCTTCTTAGACTCATAATCAGCATAAGTAACGGTGTCTTTCCAAATGCCAAAAAATTGTTTATCGGCGCCGGATTGATTAATGGCCTCTTGTGCTTTTTTAAGAGCTTCTTGTGCATCTTCAAGAGTCTTAATATCTTTTACTTTCTCGACGGTTTTAGCAGCGGCCTTCGTAGTATCTACTACGTCTTTTATAAGGCCATTATCCTTGGCATATTTAGTCAAAAGATCATCCAGTTGATCAGAAAGATCTTTTGAAATAGTACCATTTTTATATTGTTTCCACTGGGTAACCCATTGTGCATCTGGATCGTACGCATATAAGGTATTAATGACATCCAATTTTACACCGTCTGGAAGATTAAACACCTCGTCATCAAACAAGTCCTTTATCGGTGCTGGATCAGGGGCTTTTCCTAACACGTCTTTAGCTGCACCTATAGCATCGGTAACGGCACTAGTAGCCGCATTTGCCTTAGAAGCATATTGTTCAAGGAGAGCAGTAATCTTATCAGCAGCACTTTTATCCAACGTTCCGTTCATATATTGCTGCCATATTTCTGAAGGTTTTCCCATTCCTTTCAGTTCATTATAAAACTGATTAGCAGCTTTTTTGTCTACTTCCTTCATTTCATTGTAGACATTGGACATCTTTTTATCTTTAAAAAGTTCCTTTACGTCTGGAGTCTTCTTTAAAAGACCAGCATCATCGGCGTATTTTTGAAGCATATCATCAATGGCTTTTAATTGATCATCAGGCAATTTTCCATCAATATAGCCTTGCCACACTTCAGATGGCTTACCCATCTTTTTAAGTTCACCATAAAACTGATTTGCTGCCTTAGTATCAGTTGTTTTCATCTCATTATAGAGATTTGACATTTTCTTATCTTTAAACAAGTTAAGAAGATCACTTGACTGCTTATAGAGACCAATTTGAGAATAAGTAAGAGGAACAGGAGAAATATCATCGCCTTTCTTTTTGGCTTCTTCCCATTCTTTATAAGTCATCCCCTTAATTCTTTTTCCTTCAATGTTGTCATATCGGTCATAAGTAGCAGGATAATTTTCAAGATCTCCAACCATTGTGCAACGACAGTTATAAACCATCGCAGGCGGAGCTAATGGGTCACCGGGGTATCGGATCTTTATTCCTTTAATTTCAAAGGACTCTTCCATCTCTACTTTTTGCCCATCCAACTCCCTATGGTTTATTCTCGTGTGAGCATCAAGCGTAGCCATCCATTCTTTTTTAAGATTTATTCCTAATTTCTTTGCCTCTTCAAGCCTGATCTGTCGACCTGAATTTTGAGCACCCGTCATCGCCGTCCTAGCGAATGTCCTCATCTTATTGAAGTTTTGAGTAACAAGAGCATCGCTCAAACGGTTAGCAATTTTATCAAGACTTTCACCTTCGATAATCCCAAGATTTACTTGTCGATTAAGTTTTTTCTGATTCCAAGTATAATCTTTGGGTTGGTCTATCTTCCATTTAGGAAGTAATTGCGGATCATTTTTAATAAGATTAGTTACAGTAGTTTCATCATAAAGCTCGAAGCCGAAGTTAACTCCGGCTCCATGCTCTAAATCATATGCAGTATAATTAGCGTTAAATGCAAACACATTATGGGTTTTTCCGTTTACAATCCCAGTCGCAATATCATTGGTCTTATAAATGGTCCCAAGGATTTGTTTCTTTTTACCTTCCCACTGTTTACCTTGAAATATTTGACCTTTTTTCCAATGATCAAATTCTTCTTGAGTAATCTGACCAGAAGCTACTTGTTTTAATTTTTTCTCTTCTTTGACTTTATATTTTTCATTAAAATCTTTTTGTTTTTGAAGAATGTCCTTATACGCTTTATTGTAAACAGCTTTTAACTCTTTTTCCGTTTTTGCAATTTCAGCATCGGTAAAAGTAGCTCCCAAATCAGCCATGCCTTACTCCTCTATAATTTCCTCTTCTACTTGTTCCTCGGTAGGCGGTTCATTTTCTGTTTGGCCAAACGTATCTCGGTCTTCTGCGTCTTTATTAGCGAGGATTTTATAGATTTCATCTACGGTAATAAATGGCAGTTTACTGAGAATCGTCTCATCATCAAGATAATCAGCAGCAGAAAGAACCATGTCGGTCTGTTCTTTTTGGTTAGAAATCCTATTCCTTTTAAATATTGGAGTATCTTCAAT